CCTTGTCGCGGTCGGGCTCGTAGAAGTGCTTCTCCTGCTGCACGACGTGGCCGAGCGCCCAGCCGACCAAGATGAGCTTGGGGTAGGGGCCGACGACGAGGACGAACGGCTCGTTGGGGACGAGCTTGGTGCCGTGGACGAAGTCGCGCGAGCGAATGATCAGGTGAGCGTCGAGATGCCGCGATCCACGCACATGCACGTTCTCGCCCACATCCGGCTCCGATCCGAACCGGCGGATCGCCAGCGGCCAGTGCAGGCCGAGGTGCTTGGACACCGCATACTCGGACGCTGCGCCACGGGCATCGTCGCCAAAAGCGTCGCGGTCGGGTAGGTGCGTGCGCCGCTCCCGCTCCCTGTAGATGCTCTCCATCGTGCGAAAGGCGCCCTGCATGACGGCGGTGAACAGCTCGGGGTAGCTGAGCTTCACGGTGACAGTGTCCAGTCGCAATACGCTTCTCCTCCGTGGTATATGGCGTGGCCCTGAAACCCCTTCGGTGGATATCACATGACCGACGACAAGCTCTACCCAGGCCCGCCCGAACGCACCGAGCGCGCGCCGCTGCACGGCTCGACCCTCGACTACCTGCAGCCGACCGGCGCCCAGATCGCGGTGATGTCGCAGGCGCGCGGGGCGGCGAGGGCCTACATGGATGCGCTGGAGGCGCTGCTGCCGTCCGGTCCCGACAAGACCTACACGCTCCGCAAGCTGCGCGAGGTGGCGATGTGGGCGAACGTGGCGATCACGCGGCAGGCGGATGGCGCGCCCAGGCAGGGTCCATGAGGTACGGCCAGCCGCAGGGGCCGTTGACGCCGGTCAACATCGAGCTGCAGGCTCAAGTCTCGCGCCTGGGCAGGCTGATCCCGATCCGCCGCAGATGGTTCGCCCAGCGGAGTTATGCACAACATGGGCATTGAGCGAACGGTAGCCGAACGAAGGGAGATCGAAGCGTGAGCGAACCTGACAGGGACAAGCCGCAGCCGCCGAACCCGGATGAGCTGCCGCCCTACGAGTGGCAGGAGGTCGTCACCGACGACAAGTCGGTCACCAGCGTGATGCGCGTGGCGGGCGGCTACGTCTACCACACGACGATCTTCGGCTCGCCGCCCGCGATGACCAGCGTCTTCGTCTCGGCGGCGGACACCTTTGGAGACGTGATCGAGCCGCCGACGCAGAAGCCGAGGCCCGGATGAGCGAGGTCGGCTACATCCCGAACCACGCCAGCGAGGCGACGATCCCGATCTCAAGCTGGAACCTCTACTACATGGGCGACGAGCCGTTCTTCTGGATCGTCGCGCTGAACGTGGCGGGCGTCAGCTACAAGCTGCCGAAGCTGAACCCGGCGACGACGCCGCTGCCGCCGGAGCCCGCGCCGGTGATCGGCGCGCTGGTGACGTTCTCGATCCCCAACGACATCGCCATCGAGATCGGCCTGCCGCTGCCCGCCGACGCGCCTGTCGGACCCAAGCGCGCGGCGAAGCTGGCGGCGCTGGCGCAGCGGCGTCAGGACGCCCAGCCAGGGCCTGCAACCGAACCAAACGACCCATCCTAAGCGGCCCTTGTGATATCGCCAGCCACGGGCCATCCTGGGGGCATGGCGATGGCATCTGAGCGGGATGAGGGCTTGGTCTTCGTGGATCAGGCCACCGAGATCGAGGACTTGGCCAAGGCGGGCCGCGAGAGTGGCATGCTGGAGCTGAAGGAGAAGCTGGCGCTCGACCTCGCGCGCCTCATGCTGCTCTCGCTGAACCGCATGGCCAACGCGCTCAGCGGCATCGAGCTGACCTACGCGGCCATCGCCGACCACTTCCTGCCGGACCCGAAGCCGCTGCCGCTGGAGGGCGAGGAGGAAACGTGACGACGCCGGTCCTGATCGAGAGCTACGCGCGGCAGATGAAGGCGGTGGTGCGGGCGCGGGCGCCGGGCTGGGAGACCCAGGTCACCAAGCTGGCGGATTTGCTGCTGACGGCGTGCGCGAGCTTGCGGGACGGGGTCGTGACGGTGCGACGCAGATGAGCGACCTGACGACGCTGGCGACGCTGGAGCGGGCCATCGAGCGCGCCAAGGACCGGATCGCGGCCAGGGAGCCGTGGGCGGTGAGCGCGGTCCTGGCGCTGCAGGCGCTGGCCGAGGAGATCAGGGCCGAGCGCACCGGGCCTGAGAGGCAGGGGCCGTGATCTGGATCGGCTGGCGGGCGCTGGCGGGCCTGCTGGTGCTGGGCCTGCTGGTGAAGTGCCTGTGAGCGACGACGCGCCTGTCGCGCCTGACAACAAGGCCTGGATGCGCGATGCGCTGCGGATGATGGACGCGCTGCCCGCTGGCGAGCTTGGCACGGGCGAGGACATCGGGCGGCGGCTGCGCTGGATGGGCCTGCCGCAGCCGAGCGATCCGGGCGCCTGGGGCGCGCTGACCATGCAGGCGATCCACCGGGGGATCATCGTGAACACCGGCCAGCGGCGGCAGATGAAGGGGCGCAAGGCGCACGCGCGCTCGACGGCGGTCTACAGGAAGGCCTGATGCCCTACGCTGCCAGCACCACGGTCACCATCGAGGCCTCGCGCGGCGAGATCGAGCGGACGCTGAAACGCTACGGGGCGGATGCGTTCGGCTACGTCGAGGACGCCCGCGTGGTCCGCATCGCCTTCCGCATGAAGAACCGCCAGTTCCGCTTCACGCTGACGATGCCGGACCCGAAGGAGGAGCGCTTCACGCACGTCATGAAGGGCGCGGTGGGCTTGCAGCCGCGCTCGATGGCCAGTCGGGTCAACGTCTACGATCAGGCCTGCCGGACGATGTGGCGGGCGCTGCTGCTGGTGATCAAGGCGAAGCTGGAGGCGGTCGAGGTGGGGATCGTGACGCTGGAGGACGAGTTCCTGGCGCAGACCGTGACCGGCAGCGGCGAGACGGTCAGCGAGCTGATCCAGCCGCAGCTCATCGAACACTACAAGGACCCGAAGAGGCCGCTGATGCTGGGCGGGCCTAGCCCTTCCCGCTGAGCGCACCCCAGGCGAGGACGATGGAGGCGGCCAGGAAGAAGCCCCTGGCGACGCGCTCGCACCAGCCGGGTGCGTTGGGGAAGGTGGCGGCGAACCAGAAGATGAAGCCGACGACGATCAGGATGTAGAGGACGATGATGGGCATATGGGGCGCTCCGGTGATGCTCCCGTCACGCAAGTGGGCTAAGAGAGCGCGCATCATACCCCCGGAGAGCCCAGATGACCGAAGCCTTCCTCGCAATCGCGTTTCCGATCAGCGCCGCGCATGTGGGCGGCGGCCCGGTCTATCCCGGCGCACCGGGCGATCCCGGCTATGGCCAGGGTCACCCGGTGCCGCCGCACATCGGCGGCGGCCCGATCTACCGCCCGCCGCACGTCGGCGGCGGGCCTGCTGCCGATCCTGGCTTGCCGCCGCACGTCGGCGGTGGTCCGGCGCACCCGCCTGGACAAACGAAGCCGGGCGAGGGCGACGGCGCTGTCGTCATGCCGCCGGTCCACTACCCGCCGACCGTGTGGCCGCCGGGCGCGCCCATCGATCCGGCGAGCGACTTCCTCGTGATGGTCTGGGTGCCGAACGTCGGTCTCACCTGGGTGGCGGTGGACAAGGACTTGATGCCGTCGAACTCGCTGCCCGAGCCGCCCGCGCACGTCGGTGGCGGACCCGCCCCGACGCCCGCGCCGAAGTAGGGTTCACGGCGCGCGGATAGGCATGAGCGCGCGCGGTGGTGGTGGGAGCCCCGGTGGTCTTCGCGAGCGCCGGGGCTCTTGTCGTCTGGACGACCAAGCGCGGCCGGGCGTAGGATGAGCCTCGTGCTTCGGGGACGCGCGACCCCTCCTGACAGCCCCTGAACAGCCCCCAGCGTGGGGAGCGCCGCCGAAGCACATCCGGCACGGCGCCTCTGCGGTTCCACCTCGTGACCGTCAGGCGCCCGGCGCGGGTGTAGCCCCGGCCAGGGATTTCCCCCCTCTGGCCGGGGCTTTGCTTGTCTGATACGACAAAGCCCTCGTTTGTTGGGCAAATGATATGACCAGTTGGAAGCGGCCCAGGCGCGACGGCGACAGCGGCTGGCCGTTGTTCTTCACGTTCGCAGGCATCGCGATGATCTGCGTGATCGTTCTCTACGCGAGAGCGCCCCACTGATGCGCGAGCTGAACGCGGCGATCCGGGGCATTCCGATGCCCGCGACGATGGAGGCGCTGCCGGTCGATGAGCGCGGCTGGCCGGTGCCGTGGTTCATCGCGTGGTTCGACGGCAAGCCGGACTTCCGCATCCTCGACACCAAGAGGCTGATCGTCGCCGTGAAGCGCGAGCGCTGCTGGATTTGCGGCGGCAAGCTCGGGCGGCTGAAGGTCTCGGTGATCGGGCCGATGTGCGCGATCTCGCGGACCACGGCCGAGCCCGCGAGCCATCCCGGCTGCGCGCGGTACGCGGTGATGACGTGCCCGTTCCTGACCAAGCCCCGGATGCGTCGCAACGAGAAGGACATGCGTCTGGAGCGCGAGCCCCCGCCGGGGGTGATGATCGAGCGCAACCCCGGCGTCAGCGTGCTGTGGGCCAGCCTGAAGGCCAGCGAGCCGTTCGATGACGGGCGGGGCAAGATGCTGCTGGAGGTCGGGCCGCCGCACTACGTCGAGTGGTACAGGGAAGGTCGCCGCGCGTCGCGCAAGGAGTGCATGGACTCGATCCAGTCGGGCCTGCCGTTCCTGCGCGCCGAGGCCGAGCGCGAGGGCGAGGAGGCCGTCGCGGCGCTGGGCGTGGCGACGCTGCGCGCGATCTCGCTGCTGCCGGAGGGCGTGGGATGAACGAGCCGAAGCCGGGACCGACCGGGCGCTTCCCGCAGGGCGTGCTGAGCAGCGATGACGCGGGCGAACTGGTCATCGCCGTGAGGCGCGATGCGCTCGACGGCCTCGTGCATGTCAACTTCGGCGCGCCGGTCGCGTGGCTGGCGCTGCCGCCGGAGTTGGCGATCAACTTCGCGCGGGCGATCCTGAAGCACGCGGGGGCCAAAGAGGTGATCATCAGGCTATGAGCGACATCGGCAAGTACGACGTGGTGGTCGCGGTGCGCCAGCGGCTGGTCGTCCCGGCGTTCACGCCTGGGCGCGGCTGCTACATCATCATGCCGGGCATGCGCGCCACCGTGGCGGGGCTGACCGAGCCGAGGCCGAACTTCTGCGATACCTGCGGCTCGGTCGAGGGGCCGGGCCTCGTGCTGGAGGAGTATCCGCTGATCCCTGGCCTCTCGTGGTGCAAGTGCGAGTGGAAGCGGATCGGTGGCTCGCAGGGCGATCACGTCGCGTGGTTCGAGGTCTACGTGAAGCCGAAGCCCGAGCCGGTGATAGCCAAGCCGGGCCTTTTCCGGCGCCTGGGCCTGACATGAGCGAGGCTCGCGACCGGCTGCTGCAGGAGCTGACCAAGAAGCTGGCTGACGAGGGCCGCCTGATCGAACTGGGCTGGGTCGGGCTACTGCGGGCGGCGATCCCGGCCGACGCGCCGGACGTGCAGATCAGGGAGATGCGGATGGCGTTCATGGCGGGCGCGCAGCACCTGTTCGCCTCGATCATGAACATGTTGGACGGGGAGACCGAGCCGACCGATGACGACATGCGCCGCCTCGACCTCATCCATCGCGAGCTTGAGACCTTCCGCGCCGAGATCGAGCGCGACGCGCGCTTCGCGAGGGCGGCCGAGACATGAACTGGCGGCGGGAGGCGGACGGCATGGTGGTCGAGCAGGCTGGCGGCGGCACGCTGTCGGTCCTCACGATCTCGGGCGACACCGAGACCTGGGATGTCGGGGCCGAGGACGGCATCGGCTGGGTGAAGCAGGACGACGGCTCGCTGGACATCATGATGCGCGCGACGCTGCAGCAGGCGTTCGGCGAGTACGAGATCATCTCCAGCTTCGGCCAGGGCGCGTGGCAGTGCGTGCGCTGGGAGAGCCAGAACGGGGAGCGCGAGACCGAGGCGCGCCCGTGATGTTCCGCGCGTTCTGGACGTGCGACCGCTGCGGGGCGAAGGACACGCAGGCGCGCCGCGACGATCCGCACCCCAGGCCAGCGGGATGGCGTATGTTGGAGCTGCCGCACCGCAAGGGCGGCTGGGCCGAGGATCAGGTGATCTGCCCGGCCTGCGTGGCGTCTCTGGAGCAGTGGATGCGACGGTGATGGGCAAAGAGAGCGTGCAGCAGCCGGGCGTCGGCCGAGGGTTCGGGACGGGCAAGGGGTCGAAGCGGCCGGACGCCAAACTTCGCCGTTTCGACACACCCGAGGTCGATATAGACAAGCTGGATGTCCAGCTTGGCCCCACCACACCCAAACCCGGATCGAGACTTAAAAAGCTTCCTGAGAGCCCTGCGAAGAAGGCGCCGAAGTAGGGAGCGCGAGACGGTGCGCTGGTTTGTGGTGCTGCTGATCTGCATCGGTATCCTCTGCGTCGTCCTGGCCATGAGTTGGTGCTTCCCGCATGCCTGAGAGCTTCGTGGTCGCGCGCTACCGGGCCATGCTGAACGGGCGCGCGCCGGGGCCGGTGGCGGTCAGCGCGAAGCCCGAGCCGCGCGTGCTGCCCGAGCTGCAGCCGCCCGGCCCGGCCTACATGCCCGAGGTGGCGGCGCGCTTGCTGATGAAGGCGGTCTCGATGTCCGAGATACGCGAGGCCGCCAACCTGCTGGGCCTGACGTTCCACGAGGCCTACGTCGAGCGGGCGCGGCTGTACAAGGTCCGCTGGGGCATCTGACCCGACATGGTATAGGGCGGCTCGAAGCTTCGAGGCGTCGCGATGGCTGAAGTGCCTGCCGTTTCCGCCAAGCCTGTGATCCGCGTGCAGGCTGGCAGCACCCGCACCTGGGACAGCTTCCAGAACTTCGCCTCGCGGGTGGGCATTGGGCCGCTGAGCGGCACGGGCGGCAACTACAGCAGCTTCGGGGGCGGCGGCGGGACTGGCGGGCTCAGCAACCCGAGCGGCGGCACCTACGGCTTCAATCCGATCACCCGCAACCGGACGCTCTGCGAGTGGATGTACCGAGGCTCGTGGATCGTGCAGCGCGCGGTCGATGCGGTCGCCGAGGACATGACCCGCAAGGGCGTCGAGCTGAAGGGCGTCGCGCCGGAGGACAACGAGCTGATCGACCAGCAGCTCGCGATCTACGGCGTCTGGAACGGGATCAAGGACACGATCAGGTGGGCGCGGCTGTTCGGCGGGGCCATCGCCATCATGCTGATCGACGGGCAGGACACGGCCACCCAACTGCGCGTGGACACCATCACGAAGGATCAGTTCAAGGGGCTCTTGGTATTAGACCGATGGGTGGCGTGGCCGAACCTGAACGACCTCGTCACCGACCTGGGGCCGGACCTGGGCAAGCCGCGCTACTACGACATCCCGGCGGGCATGCCGGGCGTCCCGCCGATGAAGGTGCATCACAGCCGCTGCATCAGGATGGAGGGGCACGAGCTGCCCTACTTCCAGAAGTGGGCCGAGAACGGCTGGGGCGCGTCGATCATCGAGGTGCTGTACGACCGGCTGGTCGCCTTCGACTCCACGACGCAGGGCACCGCGCAGCTCGTCTACCGGGCGCACCTCCGCACGATCAAGGTGCAGAAGCTGCGGGAGATCATCGCGTCGGGCGGGCCGCCGATGGAGGCGCTGCTGGCCCAGATGGAGATGGTCCGGCGCTTTCAGGTCAATGAGGGCCTGACGCTGCTCGACGCCAACGACGACTTCGAGAGCTACCAGTTCACGTTCGGCGGGCTCAACGACGTGCTGGAGGCGTTCGGCGATCAGCTCTGCGGCGCGCTGAAAATCCCCAGGACCCGGCTCTTCGGCCAGAGCCCCGGCGGGGAGAACTCGACCGGCGAGAGCGACATGCAGATGTACGAGCAGGACATCGCCAGCGAGCAGAACTCGAAGCTGCGTCGGCCGTTGAACACGCTCCTGCAAGTCGTCCACCGCTCGGTGCTGGGTCGGCCGCCGCAGGAGCAGCCGATGGGGCAGCAGAAGCTCCAGCCGCAGCCGCAGCTCCAGGCGCCCGCGCAGAAGCCGCCGATGCTGCACCCGCAGCCGACGCACGATCTGGCGCCGCCGCAGCCGGGCGATCCGCAGCAGCAGCCGCCGCAGCCGTTGCAGAAGCCGATCCAGAAGGGCGGCTCAACGACCTTCGGCTTCATCTTCAAGCCCTTGCGGGAGATGACCGAGAAGGAGCGCGGCGAGATCGCGGCCTCGACCACGACCGCCATCGTGCAGGCGTTCGACGCGCAGATCGTGGACCGCGAGCGCGCGCTGCAGGAGCTGAAGCAGTCGAGCGAGGTCACCGGCATCTGGACGACGATCACGGCGGAAGACATCGCCGAGGCGCAGAACGACCCCCCGATCTCCGACCAGATGCAGCAGGACATGCAGAACGAGATGATGTCGGCGATGATGCCGCCGCAGGCTGGCCCACCTGGGGCTGGCCCACCGAAGCCGGGTGAGAAGCCTGGGGAAGGCAAGCCGCCGAGCGGCAAGCCGCCCGTTCCGCACCTCGAAGGCGGCGGCTCGAAGCTGCCGCCGAAGCCGAGCCTGAACGCGCAGGGCCACACCAACCTCTCCAACGTGCGGAGGCTGCGGGCGCCGGTGACATGAGCGGGCGCGTCATCCTGCACGTCGTCCATGACGCGGGCTTCGACCCGAGCGAGGCGCGCGATCCGAGGGGCGAGTGGACGGGCGGCGGGACGGCGGGCAGCGGCAGCTACAAGCCCGCCTATTCCGACGAGCGCCGTGGCAGCTACGATCCGGCGTTCTTCGACAAGGAGCGCATCGACGCCGACGCCGGGCTCTGGGTGGAGCGGCTGCACCCGAAGCCGAACCTCGTGGACCGCGTCCCGGCCAAGGCGTCGCCCGGCCTGATCTACCGGGGCATGTCGAACGAGGAGTTCGAGGCCTTCCGCAAGAGCGGCCAGATCAAGAGCGCGGGCGGCTACAACATCGGCCAGCAGCAGCAGGGGCTGACCTACTACGCGACCGATCCGGCGACCGCAGAGAGCTACGCCAACGGCTTCGCGCCCGCCAAGTTCAAGCCGTCGCCCGGCCGACCGGCCTACGTGGTCGGCGTGCAGCGGCCAGCGCCGGAACACATCAGGCCCGTCGAGGGCATCGGCACGGACGAGGTCGGCGTGACGCGGCCGATCCTGGCCAACGAGGTCCGCTCGATCCACCGGGGCACGCCGGTCGAGTACGATCCAGGCACGCCGGGCAGCGTCTCGCCCTCCGCGTGGCTGCACTGGGAGGCGCTGCCGATCCCTGGCGCGCCCAAGGGCGCTGGCGGCGAGACCTTCGTCAGCCCGAACGTCCACGAGCTGCCGTCGATGACCAGCGCGCACGCGATGGCGACCGCCCAGGCGCAGATCGAGAGCCGCAGGCACAAGCTCTTCCAGGCGGCGGCCGAGGACATCGACCTGACGCTGGGGATCACCAACAAGGCCGAGAAGAGCGCTGTCGGGGCCTGGAAGGACGGGGCCGAGGGCACCACGGTGATGATCGCGCCGGGTGCGACGCCCGAGCAGCTCAAGCTCTCGGCGGCGATGAAGGGCTGGCTCGGCCAGCAGAAGGCGGTGCTGAGCTTCGCGGCCAAGCCGGACGGCAAGGGGATGCTCTACTCGGCGCTGGCCAGGGGCTCGCTGGACGACATCCACCGCGCGCTGCTGGGCAAAGGCCTGGAAAATCATACGCTTGTCCCTACCGAAGGCGGTGCGACGATCTACATAGCTGACACGGACGGCTCGCTGGCCGAGGACGTGGCCAAGTACGCCAGGGCCTTCGGCGCGAAGTTCAAGGCGACGCCGGGCGAGGCCGAGTTCATCGGCGCGACCAACTACGAGGGGACCACGGATGCCCAGCAGCGAGCCGAAGGACGGCAAGCCTACGAGGCCCTCATCGCTGCCGCCGGAGATCGAGTGGGCGCCGCAGACTGGCGGCGGCTTCGTGATCGGTGGGCTGCGGCCCTCGAAACCACCCACGACCGCGCCGTCGTCCGGCGGACGATCCGGCAGGCCGAGCTGAGCGGCCAGCACGCGCCTGCCATCGGCTCGACGTTCTACGTGTTCAGGGCGGGCTCGGACGCCGAGCGTCAGGTCGAGGACCGTGACGCGGGCAACGCGCTGGGGGTGGCGCAGCATCTCTCCATGCTGGACGACCGCACAAGCTCGAAGCCAGCGACGCTGCTGGGCGGCGGGCCGAGCTGCGTCCACGTCTACCGGATCAGGCTGCATGAGCGGATCGGCCCCTATCAGGCCATCGTCGGCGGCACCACGCCCGGCCTGGGCGCGGTCGGCGTCGGCTACCGCACCAAGGCTGGCGCGGCGGCGATCAGCTTCGGCCCGAACGGCGCGGGCTACGACGCGCGGCATGTGCTGAGCTTCCCGCTGCGCGAGGTGAGGATCGAGCTGAAGCGGGCGACCGGCTCGGACAGCTTCTGCGAACACGGCTGGGCGTCGGTCGCCGATGCGATCCACGCGGTGGCGGCCCGGCACGCAGGGACGCAGGACCGACAGCGCGTCGTCCATGTCCACGTCGGCGATCAGGAGGTGTTCGTGGAGGCGCAGCACCCGCGCCAGATCGGCTCGCACTTCCCTGGCCGCTTCGCGCCGAAGGGCACCGGCGGCCAGCCCAGCGGCGTCCACATCACCACGCCGCATCCGGGGCTGCAGACCCGCATCACGGTGCATCCGCCGACGCCTGTGGGAAGGCCAGCGCTGACCGGCTCGAAGGGCCACGCGGCGACGATCAGCTCGGCGTTCATCTCGGCCAAGACCAGCCCGACCAAGTCGAACGAGACCTACACGCAGGCGGGCCTGCCAGCGATGAAGAGCGAGCCGGAGAGCTTCAAGGCCGCGATGCACCTCCTGAAGAGCCGCGAGATGTACCCCTACTTCCGGGGCCTGCACGGCTCGGCCGACGAGATCGCCGAACAGGTCATTGGCCAGATGGTCAGCAATCTGAAGTTCCTGGCCGCCTGCGCGCCGCCGCAGACCCGCAAATGGGGGACGGCGTGGTACGGCGAGGAGAACAAGAAGGCGCGTCAGGTGGCGGCTGAGAGCGGCCTGCCGCTGCAGTCGGTGGCGGGCGCCTACGCGGCGCTCTCGCCGCAGAACGACTGGAACATGAACGTCTACCAGGGCGACGTGGTGATTGACGCGGAGCTGCATCAGCAGCGGACGCCCTGGTCGAAGGCGATGGACGCCAAGGCCGACGAGATCGGCCGCACGCCCAGGACCCGCAAGCTCTTCGCCCAGGTGCGCGGCAAGTCGCTCGGCGAACTGACCGACCCGGTCGAGAAGGCGGCGTGGATCAGGGTCTGGAACGAGGCGACCAGCGACCGCTACCACCGGCTGTTCCGGCCGGACGGCCAGCAGGGCGACTGGGCCAGGAAGAACGACGGCGGCAAGATGCCTGCGACGTGGAAGACGCTGGGGGCCATCGCCAACGCCATCAAGTCGGTCGAGAGCGGCGGCGACCGCGATGTGATCAGCGCGGCGATGGGTGGCGCGAACAAGGTCCGCAGCTTCTACAACAACATCCTCGATCCCGAGTCCGCCAATGGCGACATCACGGTGGACACCCACGCCATCGGCGCGGCCCTCTTCGACGCCATCGGCGGGTCGAGCGCGCCGGTGATGCACGGCCTGGGGATGAGCCCTGGCGCGGCGGACAAGCCGCCCGGCTGGAAGGCGGCCCCAGCGCCCGCCAGGACGGGCGTGGCGGGGCTCTACGGCCTGCATGCCGAGGCCTACCGGCGCGCGGCCAGGGACCTGGGTATGCGGCCCCTGGAGCTGCAGAGCTTGACCTGGGAGGCCAAGCGGGCGCTGTTCGAGCATATGCCAGCGGGCGCGAAGTCGAAGATCACCGGCATCTGGAAGGCCTACCACGACGGCGAGGGCTCGCTGGACGACGCCCGCAAGGCGGTGGTCAAGGCGGCGGGCGGGATGAAGGAACCCGACTGGGTCAGAGCGGCGCGTGATGGCTGACGCGATCAGCGAGTGGCTGCAGAAGAACGGCGAGCCGGTGACGCGGGAGGCCTGGATCGATCTCAACTGGCTGGGCGAGCCGCCGGAGCCCTGGACCGCCGAGGACGAGGCGCAGCTCCCCGAGGAGCTGCAGCTCAAGCCGGAGGCCACGCGCGACGCCCAGGTCTACCTGCACGTCCACCAGGGCGACGCCTGGGAGGAGCGCGAGCATCCCCGCAAGGCCAGGGGGCCAGGAGGCGGCGAGTTCACCGTGAAGGGCTCGGGCAGCTTCGGCGGCGGCCCGACGATCCACGTCCACACCGAGCGGCCGACCCCGATCACCGCGCAGGAGGCGCAGGCGGCGCGGGAGCAGTGGACGCGGGAGATGGCGCCGAGGTACGCCACCGAGGCGCGCTACCAGGGCGTCGGCGACAAGCCGTTCACCGGCCCGCACGCGGCCGAGAACGCCGACCGCACCGGGCGGCTGATCCTGTCGGCCGAGAGCCGCCACGCCGTCGAGGCCGCCGTGCGCGACGCGGGCCTGACGCTGGTCGATGCGGCCGAGCTGCCGCCCAACGTCGTCAGGGCCTTCGGGATCGCGCACTACGACGACGGCTCGGCGAAGAGCGCGACGTGGTTCGACACCAACATGGCGGCGGCGTCGGGGCTGTTCGCCGCCAAGAGTGTGGTCATGGGCCACGGCTTTGCGCGCCTGGGGCACGAGCTTGAGAGCAACGTCAAGGTCAGCTTCGCGCCGATGGGCTACGGCGGCTTCTACGCGGCGGTCTGGATGGACAAGGCCACCGGCCAGCAGTGGCTGATCTACAACTCGGATGTCGATGACTACCGGGACTGGCGCGCAGAGGGGTCGCCGCCGAACACGGTCGCCGCGCAGACGAGCGCGCGTGATCTCGACGGCGGCGCGCCGCTCGCGTCAGCCGCCGCCGACTACCACCGGCAACAGTTCGTCCACGAGATGGGGCACATCCTCGACAACATGACCGGCCGGAAGATGTCGGCCGCGCTGGGCAGGGCGGTCAAGATGGCGGTGGGCGGCGAGATCGGGGTGGACAAGTCGGCCAACGACTGGGCCAGGGTGGCGCTCAGCGAGTACGGGGCGAACAACGAGCGCGAGGCGGCGGCCGAGGCCTGGGTGAAGGCGGTCGAAGCGCCGAAGACGCTGCCGCTGGCGCTGCGGAAGTGGGCGAAGGCGGCGCGCTCGGCGGCGGGCGAGAATGTTGTAGCGGAGTTCGCCGGATGACGACCCCGACCCCTCAGTGGAAGTATGGTGACCCGATCCTTGAGCTGCCCGAGGGCGGCGTGCCGAAGGACCCGGTGCCGTTCGAGATGGAGGAGGACGATGCTGAAGCGTCGGAACGTCCACATCCACCTGACGCGGGACTACGACCCAAGTGAGCCCCGGAAGGGCAAAGGCGCGGGCGGCGGCCAGTGGACGAAGGGCGGCGGCGGTGGCGGCCTGGGCGGCCCCAGCAGCTCGGAGCTGACCAAGGCGCAGGGCAGGGCGCTCTGGGAGAAGCTGCAGGCGCTGCCGATGGGCGGCGTCCCTGGCGGGCACGAGTACGCCAAGGAAGAGCGGGCGCTGATGCAGGAGGAGGAGGCCGAGGGCACCGCCTCCGGCATCTACCCCTACCCGAACTGGCGCGAGGGCGGCGAGGCGGCGATCAGCGGCACGCCCATCGGCCAGCGCACGGGCGGCGCGACCCACATCCACCTCCACCGGCCGGAGGGCACGGTGCAGCCCGGCAAGCCCGAGAAGCCGCCCTGGAAGCCGAGGAGTTTCGCTGGCCAGCCCTACACGCACGGCCCGATGAACGGCGAGCTGACGCGGCTGAACGGCCTGCGCGACGATCCCAGCCTGACCAGCGAGCAGGTTGCCGCGACCGCGCCCGCGTCGCAGATATCGGAGCTGAGCGAGACGCGGGCGCACATGAAGCGGGATCAGGCTATGCGAGGCGACACCGAGAAGCGCAACAGCGACCCGGCCCGCTGGGACAAATACAGCCGCGACCGCGAGCATCTGCACAAGGGGATCATGAAGAAGGGGCGGCGCGGGCCGGACGACGAGCATCCTGGCCAGACCAAGATGTACGAGGGCCTGCTCAGTCCGGAGGTGATCAGGCGCGCCCGGCCGGAGCCCGGTCAGAAGCCGACGCTGACCCTGCTCGGCGGCCGGGGCGGCTCGGGCAAGTCGTGGTTCAAGGGCAAGCTCTACGATCCCGACCACGCGCTGGTGCTGGACGCCGACAAGATCAAGCACATGCTGCCGGAGTTCACCGGCGACAACGCCTGGGAGGTGCATGAGGAGTCGAGCCACATCCTCGACCGCACCATGAAGGTCGCCAAGCGGCTCGGGCTGAACATCGTCCTCGACGCCACGATGAAGACCGGCCCCAAGCTCCTGGCGATGGCGCAGGGCTACAAGGACGCGGGCTACAAGGTGGACGGGCACTTCATGCATCTGCCCAGGCTGAAGGCGGCTCAGCGCGCCATCGACCGGCGCTTCAGTCCTGGCGTCAAGGCGGCGAAGGAGGGGGGCGATCCCAGCTTGCGGGGACGCTACGTCGATCCCGACGTGATCCTCCAGAACGTGGACAACGAGAAGAACTTCGAGGCGCTGACCAAGATCGCCGACAACTGGTCGGCCTGGGACAACGATGTCGGCCGGGGCGAGCAGCCGAAGCTGATCGCACGCGGCGGCAACTACTAGGCGGGCTTCTTCGGCTCCGGCTCCATCAGGTCGGGGTCGTCCTGCGGCTTGTAGGTGCCGTCGAGGACGCTCCTCCCGTACTTCTCCATCTCGGCGAGGAAGGGATCGCTGGGATCGTCCGCCACGTCGTCGGGGTCGTAGTCGAAGCCGTCGTAGGCTCTCGCGTACTTCTCTTCGGGGGTCCTTTCTCTGCGTGCCATGTCGGCACTCCTTTCGCTTTTGATATAGTCACGCGGGCGTGAAGCCGCAATGTGGTATCAGGCCGAGGCCGTCTCCACGAGGTCGCGCTCCAGCTTCGCTCTGAGCTTGCCCTTGATCACGTCCACGCGCCGCGCGATCTCGGCGTCGTTGCCGATGCCCAGGTCGAGCAGGTAGAGGATCGCGGCATGCCTGGACCCGCCCCGGTCGGATGTGAAGCGCTCGATGCGCTGGAGCAGATCGGCGGGGAGACGCAGGACGAGGTTCTTGCGGTCGTCGGTCTCGGTTTCGGCTGTGGTACTCATCTGTAGTCCTTGGCTCGGTCTCCCCCTGAATGCTCTTTGCGTGCGGCGGTTGTTGGTATCAGGTCACCTCACGTAGTCAATCCGGGGGTATCAGCAAGATCAGTCCAGCCGCGCCACCTCGAACGCGCCGCCCGGCTGAATGACGGCGACGAAGCCGCTGCTGTAGATCACCACGACCTCGTCATGCAGCTTGGCGCCGTAGAGCGGGGCCAGGACGGGGTCGCCGGGGTACTGCAGGCCCATGCCGTTCAGCAGCTTGAAGCGCGGCAGCGGGACCCAGCCGCCGAACTGGTAGCGGGCGTTGAACTGCTCGGACGCCGAGCGTGGATCGTCGCCGTCGAGGAACGTCGGGATCAGCCCGATATGCTCGGGGGTGGCTTCGGGGTGGAGCTTCAGCCAGATCATGCGCTCTCCCCGCGCGCGGCCATCGCCTCGCGGTAGGGCGGGTAGGCGCGGTCGGGGAACTCCATCGCCATGCCCCAGCCGAACCGGGCGGCGCAGCCTTGGGCGTGGAAGTGGCCGCCCCACTCGTAGGTCTCGCCGTCCCAGGCGTTGACGCTCGCCACGTAGCGGGGCTCCTCGCTGCGCCAGGACATCTTCATCGAGATGATCTGGCCATTGATCAGGCGCTGCGCGTCGGCGCGCGTGGCGGGCTTCTCCGGGTGGTAGATCAGCGTGGCGTAGCCGCTGCGGTCGGTCACGCCGAAGCAGTGCGACACGGTCTTCTTGGGCACCGGCTTGCCGCAGACCTTGCAGAGCGGGCCGCTCATGGGAGCGTGTCCGGCACGAAGGCCAGGGCGACGCTCTCGACGCCATCCTCGCTCGGCGGCGTCAGGATCGTGCGGTAGAGCCAGCCGCCGGGCACGCGCAGGCGCTCGGTGCTGTCGTTGCCGCCGCGCTGGTTGACGCTCTCCCAGTGGGCTTGGTTCGGGTCGTTCATGAGGGTCCTTTCTCCTCTCGGATGAACACGTCGTAGCCTGCGAGCTTCAGCTCACGGACCAGTCGCTCGGCGTCGTACTTCGGGAAGGTGCCGACCAGCAGATCGGGGCGGTCGTCGCCATAGCGGCGCATCACGTCGCGCAGATCGGCCGGGCCGAAGATCGGCTTCAGCACGTCATCGAACATGTTCATCTCAGCACCCCGCGTCCAGATCGACCTGACGGTCTTCCGGCCTGCAGGCGACGGCGACCCAGTCGGGGTAGGCCAGTTCGGCCGCCTTCCAGGCGTGGCGGCGCTCGGTGGCGCGGACGCCGACCACCTTGCGCCGGTCGCAGGCGTCCCGCAGCTCGATGCGGTAGACGGTGCGGGCGCGGATGTAGCCGGGCTCAGAAGCTGAAATCATGGTACTTCTCCCGGCGGCCGATGATCAGGCCGTGTCCCTGCTTTTGCTTGTTCCAGCGCCCGCTCTCGGGGTTCCGGCGCAGGGCGCACCAGCGGCCATCCTCGAACCGGAAGGTCTCGACCCCGCCGCTCGGGTTGGGCAGGTACTCGTACTCCTGGCTCTCGCTCATGCCGTTGTCGTCCACGCGCTTGGCGTGGTCGCCCTGGACTTCGATCACCCAGCGGCCCTGACCGTCCTTGGCGACGGCGATGATCGTGCCCGCCGAGCGGTCGGTCCAGTGGCAGATGGTGGCGCCCATCCCGACTTCGGGATCGGGCTGGCCCTTGGTCATCCGGCTGTAGAGGTGGTTGGTCACCGAGCCGGTATCGCGTCCGAGTTTCATGGGGGTCCTTTGGGATTAGGCGTTGACGAGGGCGAAGGCTTGGGCCGCTTCGGCCTTCTTCGCGGCGATCTGGGCGACGAACTGGAGGATCGCCCCCCACTCTGGCCAGACCGCGCACAGCGCGTGGGAGAGGCTGACGTTCAGGGCCATGATCTCGCTCTGCAGCTTGGCGAGCTTGACGGCGGGCTTCATTGGGTCTTTCCGATCCGTGGTCACGCGGCCATCCGGCCGCACCTCATAGATATCTATTCCTGGCCAGATTTCAATGGCCTGATATCCGCGCCCTTCACCACCGGGTAGGCCATGCCGGTCGAGCCGTGCATCGCCCCGCACTTCGGGCACTTCTTGCCGGTGCCGGAGAGGCTCCAGAGGAAGATGATGAAGCCGGTCCCGCAGAACGGGCACGTCGCGCGCATGGTCGATTTGCCCATCGCCGGGCGGTAGCCGCCGCGCGCGAACTCGCGGCCCTTGGTCAGGTCATAGCCCACGACTGATCCCCCGGAGCTGCTCGCCGGTGGGCTCGAAGACCGGGAAGGCCTGACAGAGCCGGTGGCGGTTGGTCAGCCGCATGGCGGCGACGTGGGCGGCGTCCTCGCTCTTGTACATCCGGCCGGACATCACGCGCGGCCGGTTGACGCCGTAGGTCTCGCGGATCAGCCATGCGATGGGGCGCTCGCTCACAGCTCCCCCTCCGGCGTCAGGTCGGCCATCTGCGCGGCGTGCTTGTCGTCGGCGATCTGCAGCAGCTCCTCGATGGAGCGAGTCTCGATCTCGGCCAGCATGCCCGCGATGTTGCCGCGCGCGATGTCGTGCATCGCTGGCGGGTGGTCGGCGTGCAGCAGGCCCCAGTGGGTGGTCTTGAGGACGGTCGCGCGGAGGTACTCGGCCGCGAACGTCAGGCCGAAGTAGCCGCGCTCGCCGTAGTCCTTGTCGCCGCCCTTCAGCGTGGTGTCGATCACCTCGCCCTCTGGGGTGACGAGCCAAGCATGCGGGATCGGCAGGTAGCCGACGCTGGTCACGTAGCCTTCCGCGTACAGAAGGTCCGTGCGCCACTTCAGGGCGCGGCGCCCGGCGTTCGCGAAACACTCGTTGGGGGCGTCGCGCTCCCCCGCGTAGGTATTAGACCCAACCCGGAAGGCGCGACCGTGATCCAGCATGAAGCGGTGCGGCGACTGGAGTCCTGGCGGCAGGCGCCTGCCCCTCCCGATCAGGTACTCCAGGCCTTCGAGGTACTCGCGGATCGAGGCGATGGCTTGCTCGTTCATGGTCAATACATGCTCGGGAAGCTGACGTTGTTCAGCTCGTCCATCGCGCCGTCGAGTTCGTTGACGAACTCCTCGGCGGCGTCGCGCTGAGCTTGGCGCTCGTCCACCATCGCCTGGGTGACCTCCTCGGCCCCATCCTCGATGGCGTCGGCGTCGGACATCAGCTCCAGCGCCTCGTTCTCCTCCAGCCACGCCTCGGCCGCGCACTTGGCGGCGTCGAGGGCGTTCTGCGCGTTGCCCAGGCGGTAGGAGCGGGACTGCGCCTTCTTGCGGGTGTCCTGGGTGTAGCTGGCGTCGATCTCCTCCAAGAAGTCGGGGACGGTGATGCTCTCCAGGGCTTCGAGCCCGGCTTCGAGCGCGTCCTTGGCCTCGGTCACCTCCTCGTACTTGGGGAGATGCTCCATGTTGTTGCTCTCCAGGCTCTCGGACCACTCCTCGATCTCGCCCTTCAGCTCATCGACTTCGGACTTGCCGTCCTCGAACGCGGTGGCGAGGTCGGCCTTGACGGGGTGGTTGCGGGAACCGGCGGGTCTGCGGCTCATCGGGTGGGTTTCCTTCTCAGGCTTGCACGAGCGCGCCATCGCGCCATGCGTAGTTGACGGGGTCTTCGCACTCGACCACGCGGGTCTCGCGCACGGAGGTCCAGCGCATCATCAGGGCGTGGACGTTCTGCTCGGCCTCCTCGCGGGTGGCGAAGCGCAGGGCGTTGCCGAAGAACTTGCCGCTGCCGTCAGCGACCACTTCGGGCTTCCAAGACATCAGTGGCTCCTTTCAGAAGGGGATTTCGATACCGCAGTCGCAGCCGACCAGCACGAGCTGATCGTCGCTGCAGCGGCATCCGGGGGACCGGCGGGGCCGGTATTGCGCCATCTCGGCGGCGTAGGCCTCGGCGTCGGCCAGGAGCTGCGCGCGTTCGGCGGCGGCCTCCTCGCGCATGACGCGCTCGAACTCGGCGTCCATGTCGATCTCGGGCTCGACGCCGAACAGCTCGGCCAGCGAGCAGCCCTCGACGGTGACCTTGCCGACCCCGTCGCCGCTCACCGCGTAGTGGGAGCCGAACTCCGGATGCTCGCCGACCCGCTCGACCGCGTACCTGCGCGCGGCGGCCAGGGTCTTGTAGCTGCGCCGGTCGCGGTAGCCGTCGATGGCGCTGTAGCGGACGTGGATCATGCGTGTGCCTTCGGCCAGGGATGGCCGCCGTAGGTGAGGAACTGGAGGACGCTCAGCCACACCAGGGCGTGGCGCAGGGCGTCGGGGGCGAGCCGCTCGGGCTCGGGGTAGTGCGCCCAGGCGCGGTTCATCAGAACCACTCCAGCTTCCGGGGCCAGCCCGCGTAGATCATGAAGGCGAGGCCAGCGAAGCCCAGGCCCATCCGGATTTCTTCAAACAGACCCATCTCCGGGGTCCTCCTCGTCGCGCGACCCATCCGGCCGCACCCCTGATATAGTATCATCACGCCAGGGGTTCAAGGGCGGATTGATATCACAGTTCGGGCAGCGGACGGTCCAGACGCCGTCCGGCTTGCGCTCGCCCAGGCACTGCCAGCGCAGCGGCCCGCCGGTGCGTGAACACATGGCGGGCCGCCGCCAGTCAGGCTCCGACACCGACCGGGACCTCGGCGGCCAGCGTGGGGATCGCCCGGCTGGCCAGCGTCAGTCCGGCCTGCCACTCGTCCGACTCGCCGTCGCTGGTGATTGTCAGCGCGCCCGGCGCGATGGCGTCGGCGGCGATCAGGACCGCGACCACCACCACGTCATAGGGCCGGTTGGCGGTCTTGCAGAAGATCGCGCCTTCCCGACATCGCGGCAGGTAGAAGGTCTCGTAGCCCTCTTCGCCCGCGCCGTTGAAGCGGATCAGCTCGCTGTCGATCTGCGGCGGCTCGGTCGGGTCGTCGTACTCGGCGGCGAGCTGCACAAGGGTCACGCCCTGGCTGGCCTGGGCGATGATCTTGCGGGTCGCGTCGCCAAGGCGCGCGAACTCGTCCGGCGTGAAGTCCCGCTGAGCGGGGAAGTAGTGCGTGTAGCCCATATGGGTCTCTCCTAGAGGGACGCGCCGAGTGCGCGCCGGGGGTTGGCCATGATGATGCCCTTGGGCAAGCTCAGCCAACGGACGACCTTGGCGTCGGCGCTCTTGACGAAGTCGTCGGCGACCACCGCGCCATCGCTCTTGAAGAGCGGGACCCCGCCGTCGCTGGCCGGGTTGGTCACCGACATCGGCGGCTCGTCGCTGTAGAACGCGCCGAGCTTGGGCTGCTCGCGCTTCGAGCGCTCCCAGGCCTGCTCGCAGCTCGTCGCGCCGGAGCGGAAGTGCATCTGCTGGTTCTCGCGCCTGCCGCCCGACTGGTAGGGCTTGTAGGCGTAGCGGTAGAGCGCGATCTCCTCGACCGTCTCGGTGTCGTCCGCGTGGTGGACGAGCGCCCTGGCGATCTTCGAGGGGCTGTTGATGTAGAGGTAGTATCCCAAGCTCAGCTCTCCTGTGCGGGGTGGCAGAGACCGGCCTCGATCAGGCGCATCGCCTGACGCCCGTAGGCGCCCTGGAGCTGCCATGCGAGGCCGCTGTCGATCAGGCTCTGGAAGAGGCCGATGACCTCATGCTCCTCCAGTTCGCCTTGCTCGTAGGCCATGATCAGGCCGACATCGGGCATCAGGGCCATCAGATCACCCCCTTGCTGATGAAGCGGCCGTTGGCGTCGTAGTGGCTGGGATCGGCGCCGGGCACGCCCCAGCCGAACATCGAGCCCGCGATCATCGCCTCGACCTGGGCCTTGGAGATGCCGCGCCCGGCGTTGAGATCGTCGGCGACGTTCTGCGGGGACTGGTCGCCGTGCGATTGGTAGTGGCAGGGGAAGTACCCCTTCTCGCCCGCGACGATGCGGATGACATCCTCGTCAATCGGGTGGACCGCGTAGCAGTACGCGGGCAGGTTCTCGTTGATCTTCATGCTTGCTGTTCCTTCTTCAGCAGTGACCGGAGGTGGGCCGCCTTCTCGCGGTGGCGCTGCGCCCAGGTGCGGAAGGTCGCCACCTTGTGCGGAAGATCGGCGGGAACATCTTCGATTGCGCGCTCTGTGCGCGCGGCGGCAGCCTCCAGGTTGCCGATCCGGCCCCGGAGCCAGCGCTCCGACCTCATGCCGTACTCGCCTGCGTCGATCATTTTCATGGGTCTTGAGCCCTCCAGGCTCTCTGGTCGCGGCGCTTCCGGCCGCATCATTGAGATATGTATTCGTGGCCAGAATGCAATAGGTTGATATCATCCCTTGCCGCTGGCGTTGTGCGACCAGTGGCCGACCGTGTTCCCGTTGATGTCGCGCACCGTGCCGAACGGGTAGCCGCCGGTCGTGCGCTCGACGCGGTCGGCGAGGTCCCGCAGGATGCGCGCCACCTCGGTCAGCGGCTCGCCCTCGAAGGCGGCGTTGGTGGTCGAGAAGTGAAGGTCGAAGGTGTCGTTCATCAGCAGCCTCTCTGGCAGCGTTGGTTGAAGTCCAGGCGAGCTGCGCTCTCGTGGTGGAAGAAGTTGCGGTAGGTCAGGACCGTCTCGTCTCTGGCCAACCAGCCGGTGACCCAGCGGAGCTGATGCCCAGGTCCCTGGTCGGCCAGGATGATGTAGCCGCCGCGCAGGGCGGGCTGGGAGGCGATCACCGCGTCGCCGGTGACGTGGGTGGGTGCGGTCATGGGGTCTCCTTCTTGGGGAAGCTGGGGTCGATCTCCCGCAGGCGGGCGATGCAGGCGTCGAACTCGGTGACGTACCGGCCGACGCTGGGGCGGAAGAAGCAGAGCATCGAGATGCCGCAATCGACGCTGTCGAGGTTGGCCTCGATCAGGCGGTTCAGTCGCCGGGCCTCGCGCTTCAGGCGCTCGATCTCGCTCATCCGCTGATCTTCTCAGCCTCGCGGAGGTCCCAGACGGTGCGGTCCTCCCTGGCCATCGTCTGCAGGGGTGCGATCACCCAGGTGTCGAGGTAGAGGCGCAGGGTCTGCAGCGCGGCCTTGGCGTCGCCGCTCACCGGGGCGTTCGGCCCCAGCTTGTGGATGACGTTCTTCAGGATGCGGCGCTCGGTCTTGGTCAGGCTCATGCGTAGCCCTTCTGTGGGGGTCGCGGCGCGACGCGCCGGAGGTGGTTGAGGTACTCCCAGCGGCACTCCCGCTGGTTGGAGGCGCTCTCGCTCCAGCCGCAGGCGCAGTGGGCAGTCGAGCTGCTCTCCGCGCCGCGCTCGCCTGACCACGTCAGGGTCAGCTTGTGGCCGGGCACGCGCATCAGGCGGCCAGCTTCTCGAAGCCGCAGCCAGCGACCTTCCAGGCGCCGACGCCCTCGATCACGAAGCGGTCGCCGACCATGCAGGAGCGGTGGCCGTAGACCCGGCCGAGATGCTCAGGCAGCGGGGCGACCACCTCGACCAAGCCGCTGTGGTCGGGGTTCTTGGAGCCGTCCGGCAGCTCGGGTCCGCGCGACCATGAGCCGTCGATGTTCTGGGTCAGCGCCCAGGCGAGGTCGAGCGCCTCGTCAGCGCCCTTCACGCCGGGGTAGCGGACGTTGGCGACGTGCTGGTAGCTCAGCGAGCCGCCCTCGAAATCGTGGTAGTGGACTTGGACGATCATTCATCCCTCTCCAGGGGTTGGGGGAGGGGCCGAAGCCCCTCCGGTCAGTCGAGGCGGCTCGACCAGTGGGCGGCGTAGCCGTGCTTCTTCAGCACCTCGGCGAAGGCGCGAGCGCCCGCCTCGAAGATGCCGACGCTCTGGCCGTTGAAGCCGGAGCCGTGGCGGCCGGGCATCCAGACTTGCCAGCCGGGCGCGCCGTAGTTCTTGTGGCCGTAGCCGGGCTGGCCGCTCTGGGCGAGCTTGGCCGCCTTGTAGACATCGGACCTGCCGTCCGCGATCACCGCCCAGGCGAAGCCGCAGTCGAAGGCGAACTGGTTCTCGCGGTGCTTGTTGGCGTTGATCGCCTCGACGGCGGCGGCCTCTGCTTCGGCGAGGATCGCCTTGGCGTGGTCTAGGTTCTTCATGGTTTCAGGTCCCTCCAGACCTCTGGCGCGGCCCACACCGGGCCGCACTACGTAGATATCTATTCGCCACAGAAAGTTCAAGTGGTGGTATCACGCTCCTTCGGCGCCAGGGTATCGAGCGCGTCCAGCAGCCGCCTGCCCTGGCGGCGCAGATCGGTCGGCCCCCAGCGCTTCTCGGTCTCGCTGAACTCCTCGGCAATCGCCTGGATCGTCGCCGCCGCAGCGAGCTG